CATAGGACATCCAAATCGTATTGAGCGTTATAATCAATATGAACAAATGGATATGGATTCAGAAATTAACGCAGCATTAGACATCCTGTCCGAGTTTATGACACAGAAAAATGAAGCAAATAACACTCCATTTGACATTAAATTTAAAGAAAGTCCCACTGATAATGAAGTTAAAATTATTAAAGAACAATTAGCTCAATGGGTAAAGTTAAATGAATTTAACAGCAGAATCTTCAAGATAATAAGAAATACTATAAAATACGGCGATCAGGTATTTGTAAGAGACCCGGAAAACTTCAAGTTATTCTGGGTAGAAATGAGCAAAGTAGTCAAAGTTATTGTAAACGAAAGCGAAGGTAAAAAACCTGAGCAATACATTTTAAAAGATGTTAATCCCAACTTTGAAAATCTAACAGTTACCGCAGTTACTACATCAGATCAATATATGAATCATCCGCAGGTGGGCGGTCCTAGTGGAAGTTATGTACAGCCTAGTGTGCCCTTGGGTGGTGGTGGTAGATTTTCTCGAGCACAGAATGAAGCGGCTATCAATTCTGAGCACATTGTACACCTAAGTTTAACTGAAGGCCTAGATGTATTCTGGCCATTTGGTACTAGTGTATTAGAAAATGTTTTTAAAGTATTCAAACAAAAAGAACTATTAGAAGATGCTATTATCATCTATCGTGTACAGCGAGCACCAGAACGCCGTGTATTTAAAATTGATGTAGGCAACATGCCTAGTCACATGGCAATGGCATTTGTTGAGCGTATCAAAAACGAAATCAGTCAACGAAGGATTCCTACACAATCAGGTGGTGGTGCTAACATGATGGATGCTACTTATAATCCATTAGCCCAAATGGAAGATTACTTTTTCCCTGTAACAGCAGAAGGCCGTGGGTCTAGCGTTGATACACTACAAGGTGCTAGTAACTTAGGAGAAATTACAGACTTAAGATACTTTACCAACAAACTGTTCCGCGGTTTACGGATACCTAGTAGTTATCTTCCGGTAGCAGTTGAGGAAAGCTCACAAAGTTATAATGATGGGCGTGTAGGAACAGCTCTAATTCAGGAATGGCGTTTTAATCAATATTGTCTAAGATTACAAAATGCTATCATCGAAACACTAGACAAAGAATTTAAACTGTTTATGCGTTGGCGCGGTATTAACATCGATAGTCAACTTTTTGAATTAATTTTTGAACCACCGCAGAACTTTGCTCAATATAGACAAGCCGATGTAGACAGCGCCAGAATCACTACATTTACACAATTAGAGGCCTATCCCTATTTTAGTAAACGATTCTTAATGAAGCGTTACTTAGGTATGAGTGAGCAGGAAATGAGCGAAAACGAATCTATGTGGGCCGAGGAGCAAGGTGATGTGGAAATTGCACCGGTTGACGATCCTAACCTGCGAAGCGTAGGTATCAGCCCAGGTGGCATTGCATCGGACTTAGAAAATGTAGCACCGCCTGCAGAAGCACCACCAGAAGGGCAAGCAGGAGCCCCCGGAGCAGCAGCACCCATAGGAGGTGGGCCAGTAGGAGCACCAGCACAAACAGCACCCACTGGCGCAGCAATTTGATAGTTTTGGTTAAATAGTATTATGATCGTAACAGAATTATTCGCACCAGCTAAACCAGGATACGAAACTCCTGGGTTGGATAATACACCTCTAAAATTGTCAGATCTACGCAAAACTAGACTTACTCTAGCCGATCTTAGTCGCCTAAGAATGGCCAACGATGTGCGTAAAGTTGAACATGAAAAAAAGTTAGAAAAAGTATCTAAGCAGTATAAACCTCCCGCAGCTATGCCTGGACCGGTATAGTCCTACAAAATCCTTCAAAAAAACACCATTTAACCCCGTAATCTGCGTATTTTAGTAAATAAAATACAGCCATATTATTATAAGGAGTTCCTAATGAACAAATATGAACAGCTAATTGAACACATTATCAACGACGAGGAAGATAAAGCTCGTGCGTTGTTCCACGAAATCGTGGTTGAAAAATCACGCGATATTTACGAAAGCCTAATGGACGAAGAGTACGCCGAAGAAGCAATGGGCGGCGATCAAGTTGAAAGCATGGTAGACGAAATTGCAATGGACGAAACAGACGGAATCGGCGAAGGCGAAGATGACGACATGGACATGGGCGACATGGACATGGGCGATGATGATCATCATGCTGATGTTGGTGGCGAAGAAAATCTAGAGCAAAAAGTTATGGATCTAGAGAGCGAGCTAGAAGCACTAAAGGCTGAATTTGAACAGCTAATGGGCGACGAAGAAGGCGACATGGACGATATGGACATGGGCGACATGGACAGTGAAGAAGGCGAAGAAGAGGAAGAAAACTTCGCAATGATGGAAGCTGAAAAAGAAGACGAAGATGAAGAAGATGAAGAAATGTCGGAATCTGTATACGAATCCAAGCAGCGTCGTCCACTACAAAAAACCGCAGTAGATCTAATGCGTGAATATGTAGAAAAAATCAGCTCACCTAGCAACACAGAAGGTCAACCAGCAGGTACTAGCACAGGTGGCGATCATGCAAATGTTAACACCCAGTCAACAGTGGCAGGCAAGAACGACATGGGCGGTACAGCTAAGAACTTAGCTCAAGGTGCAAGCGAAAGTGCACCAGACGGCACAAGTGCTCCAAAGAAAGGCACAACCAAAGACCTACCAGGTGCTGGTAAGTTTGAAAATGTTCCAGGAGCAAAAGCTGGCAATGCATTTGCTAACAAAGCAAAAGCAAAAGCAGGCGAAGGGCAAACTACCGATGGTTCCGTACCTGTTAACAAAACAAGTATTGAACAAGGTGGCAAATAATTAGGGCAATAATATGGCTTTGTACCTAAAAGAAGATCTTACTTTTGACCGTGCGCAGATAGAAGTCTTGTCCGAAGATTCTACAAACGGTCAAGGTAAGAATCTTTATATGAAAGGGATATTCATCGAGGGCGGTGTTAAAAACGCCAACCAACGTGTTTATCCTGTTTCTGAAATTGAAAAAGCCGTAACACAGGTCAACGAGCAAATCAAGAGCGGACACAGTGTTCTTGGTGAAGTTGATCACCCTGATGACCTAAAGATTAATTTGGATCGTGTGTCACATATGATTGAAGGTATGTGGATGGACGGTCCTTGTGGTCACGGTAAACTAAAAATTCTACCAACACCAATGGGTAAACTAGTTGAAGCTATGTTAACTAGTGGTGTTAAGCTAGGCGTTAGTAGCCGTGGTTCAGGTGAAGTGAATGAGAGTACAGGACATGTTAGTGGTTTTGATATCATTACCGTTGACATCGTAGCACAGCCTTCGGCCCCGCATGCATATCCTAAAGCAATCTATGAGAGCTTGATGAATATGCGTCACGGACACCGAGTGTTAGATGTGGCTCGTGATGCCACACAAGATCAAAGAGTACAGAAGTACCTGAAAGAAGGCATTACACGCCTTATCAATGACCTTAAGTTAAAATAGGAGAAACCTGATGTTATTAGATGCTATCAAACCATTGGTAGACAGCGGCATCATAAACGAAGATACTCGTCAAGCAATTTCTGAAGCTTGGGAAGCAAAACTTCTCGAAGCCCGTGAAAGTGTTCGTGCAGAACTTCGTGAAGAATTCGCTCAAAGATACCAACATGACAAACAAGTTATGGTTGAAGCTCTAGACAAAATGGTAACTGAATCTCTGCACAACGAACTCGAAGAGTTCGCTACAGAGAAACAAGCTCTAGCAGAAGATCGTGCGAAGTTTAAAGTTCACATGATGGAAAGCAGCACCAAGTTTAATGATTTCATGGTTGGTAAACTAGCCGAAGAAATCCGTGAACTACGCGAAGATCGTAAACAATATGAGAATAGCATCAGTAAGCTAGAATCATTTGTTATTAAGTCTTTAGCGGAAGAAATTCAAGAGTTTGAGCAAGACAAGCAAGCAGTGGTTGAGACAAAAGTTCGTCTGATTGCTGGTGCTAAAGATAAGCTTGCTGAATTACAACAGAATTTCATTGCTCGTTCTGCAGAACTAGTTAAAGAATCAATTACCAAGAAACTAGAGTCAGAAATGACTCAACTCAAAGAAGATATCCAACTTGCTCGTGAGAACTTGTTTGGTCGTCAAATCTTTGAAGCTTTTGCAAGTGAATTTGCTGTGACTCATTTAAATGAGAACAAAGAGATTCGCAAGCTACAAGCTGTTGTTGCTGCCAAAGAGCAAGCTCTAGCGGAAGCCCGTGAGCAAGCTGAAAAAGCTGCAATAATCGTTGAATCAAAAGACAAAGAAATTAAGATTATTAAAGAATCAACAGAGCGCAAGGAAATTCTTGCTAATCTATTGAAACCTTTAAACAAGGAGAAAGCTGTAGTCATGAGCGAACTTCTTGAAAGTGTGCAAACTGCTAAGTTGCAAGGCGCATATGAAAAGTATCTACCAGCAGTACTAAACAACTCGGCAAAAGTTGAAAGCAAGCCAAAAACTATGCTCAGCGAAAGTCGTGTAGAAGTAACTGGTGATAAATCTGCTAATACACCTGTAGTCGAAGAAAACATTCATAATGTTTTTGAGATCAAGCGTTTAGCAGGGCTAAAGTAAACCCTAAATAGGAGAAAAGGAAATAAAATGACACAAGCATTACTAGAAAGCCGTTGGGGCGATACTAAAGACGCTCTGTTAGAAGGCTTAAACGGTTCCAAAAGAACCACAATGGGTGTAATCCTCGAGAACACTCGCAAGCACTTGATGGAAGCAGCTACAGCTGGTGCTACAGCCGCTTCAAACGTTGCAACACTAAACCGAGTCATTCTACCAGTGATTCGTCGTGTTATGCCAACAGTTATTGCAAACGAAATCGTTGGTGTTCAGCCAATGACTGGACCTGTTGCACAGATCCACACATTACGTGTTCGTTATGCAGACAACACCACTGATACCGCTAGCCCATATGCTACTGGTACTACAGCTGGTGATGAAGCACTAAGCCCATTTAAGATTGCTGTTGCTTACTCTGGTTTGACTCCAGGTGGTACAGCTACAACTGGTAAGGCAGCTACT